AGGAACTTGGGTTGCATCGGTACATCAATTATGACATGATGTTCGACAAAACGTTCTTAGACCCACTCACGCCCATTCTGGATGCGGTCGGTTGGACTGCTGAACCTCGTGCCACATTGGAGGACTTCTTTGGATGAGTGAAGCATTCGTATATATTTGGTATATCGCCCCCACTGGTATGTACTATATTGGTTATAGTAGTGATAGCCCCAATAGTTATACTCACTCATCATCCGTTGAAGAATTTCTCGACTTTGTTCCTAACTCTAAGTCAAGATTATTTGAGAGGAGGAGTTTTCTAGGAGACCTACCCAAAGGTGTGAGGAGAAGAATACTTGCTAGAGGGAAGAAGGAGGATATGCGTGAATTGGAAACTGATTTGCAACAGAATAGATATGATAGAGGAAAATGGAACAAATATTACAATCTGAATATCGGATCATGTTTTCCTGTAGATATCAATGTGACTCATGGTAAGCTTAAAGGTGCTAGGTCGGACGATAGTGGAGAAATCCAAAGACTTTATATTATTGAGAAGAGAAAAGACCCTGAGTACAGGGCAGAGGAAAATCGTAAACAAAACGAAAGGAAACGTCAAGAACGCAAGGATGATCCCGAAAAGTTTAGATCACGAGATCGTACAAAAAATCGTGAATATAGGCGGAAAAATCGTGAAAGGCTTAATGATCAAAGAAGAATACGTCGTGCAAAGAAGAAACTTGAGAGGCAACAGTCACAGTCATCACTAGAAGATTTCTTCGGTTGACAGGCACTCTATATTATGGTATAATGGTCACATGAATTACGAATTAACTATATTTAAAAATCAGTTCGATAACAAGACCCACAAACGCGTTTCCCTAGACTCTTGGGAAAAGTTTGTGGAGTTGTTGCGTGGACTCAGTTTACAAAAAGGCCAAAAAGGTGGAAATAATAGTTCTGTTCTCATTACTCCTGCTGTTTTCGAGAACGGCACGACGAGGGCTAACCGCAATACTTTGTATTGGGGCGGCTGGTGTTGTGTTGACGTGGATGATCATTTATATCCTACCGGTTCTGCTGATGTATCTGTCGCTGTTCGGGATGCTCTAAAAGAAGCACTTCGTAAAGACTTTGGTCAATATGACTATGTTGTATATAATACTGCAAGTTCTCGCGTCGAGATGCCTAAGTTCCGAATCGTTTTTAGATTGGACGAAACCGTAGAGAATGAACGTATCAAAGCATTCTGGTATGCACTGAATACCGAACTAGGCGATATCGGCGATCCTCAAACAAAAGACCTTGCACGTATGTACTATGTTCCAGCACAGTATCCTGATGCATGGTCGTTCTTCTTTGAGAACAAAGGTAGGGCCATGAATGTTTCGGAACTTATCGCCAAACACCCTTACCATGAAAAGATCGGCAATTCTTTCTTCGATGGACTGCCTCTTGCGATGCAACAGGCGATGATACAGCATCGTAAGAATTCTCTAAATAATACCGACTACAAATGGACTGGATATAGGGACTGTCCTTTCTTTCCAAAACGTATCGCAATTGAATACCAATCTATCAGTGAAACTGGTTGGTACCGGAAGATGTATCAGATAATGGTAGCAACTGCGGGCAATGCGTATTATAGAGGGTATCCATTGACGGCGACACAAATCGAAGAACTCTGTAGGGAGTTCGACCGCGACAACGGCAACTGGTATGAGAATAGACCAATGGCACAAGAAGCGGCTACAGCATTAGAATACATTTATAAAAAAGGTTGAATGAATATGAAGAAAGTATTAGTTACGGGTGCAGCTGGGTTTATCGGCGCGCAACTATCAGCGAGATTGATGAAAAGTGGATTGGAAGTTAAAGGTATCGACAATTTTAACAGTCACCTTTACGACCCACAACTTAAAGTAGATCGTATGAAACATTTCGGTCTGAACATCTGGGGTTGCGACCTTGCTGATGAAATCAAGACCGAAGCGTTATTGCGTGATTTTGCGCCCGATGTTATTATTCACCTCGCCGCACACGCGGGCGTACGTGACTCTATGGGCAAAGAGAAACAGTATCACCGTAACAACATTGATGCTACTCAGAATGTTATTGACATCTGTAAGAAGTATCTTCCTGAAACGCGTATCATCTACGCATCAACGTCTTGTGTCTATGCAGGCTCTCAAGTACCTTGGACTGAAGGACAAGAAACTGGCAAACAGTTGAACCCGTATGGTTGGTCAAAGTGGGCAAACGAGTGTCAGTTCCAATCGTCAGGCCTCAATACTGTCGGACTACGTTTCTTCACTGTATATGGCCCGTGGGGTCGTCCTGATATGGCTTTATTTGATTTTACGAATAAAATCCTTGACGGGGAAGAGATTACCGTGTATAATTACGGGAACATGAAGCGAGACTTCACCTTCGTGGAAGATATCCTAGACGGTATCGAGATCGTTATGAATAACACCAAGATTGCTTCTGGTGAGATTTTTAATATCGGCCGAGGTGAACAAGTCGAGTTAATGGACTTCATTACTCAGATCGAAAAGAACACGGGTAAGGAAGCTAAGAAGAACCTTGCACCCAAACATCCAGCTGATACTCTGGAAACTTGGTCTAACACTAAAAAACTTCGTAAGTTGGGGTATAGACCAAAAGTAAGTATCGCCGAAGGTGTCACACGTTTTTATGAATGGTATAAAACTTACAATGGAATTAAATAATGTCTAATAATGAACCCCTAAGTCCATCGAATCCTTTTCGTATGGCAATCGTAGGTCATGGTTTTGTCGGTCAAGCAGTTGAATATGCATTCACTCATCCGATGGTTAAGTTCGAATTGATTGATCCGAAGTACAACACGTCTGTTGATGATTTGACTGAGTTTGATCCCCACTGCGTTTTTGTTTGTGCGCCTACACCGTCCAATGACGATGGTTCGGTAGATTCTAACATTGTTGAAGACGCTGTGTTGAAATCACTCATCCATACCAATGCATTGGTAGTTGTGAAATCGACCATTACTCCGGACGTTATTGACCGACTCTATTCGTCACTTGACCGTCGTCAGATCGACCGGTTTGCGTATAACCCCGAGTTTCTAACAGAAAAGAATGCCAAGGCAGACTTTGTTACTGCCAAGTTTCATGTTATTGGTGGTTCTCCACAGTCGACCCAAGAACTAATCGAAATCTATGACATCTTCAGTGGGTGTGAGTCTAACGACTACCATCGCATGACTGCCTACGAAGCTTCGTTCGTCAAGTATACGATCAACTCATATCTTGCTACGAAGGTAACGTTCTTCAATCAGTTGTATGATTTGGCCAATGCGTACGGGTGTTCTTATAACATCATTACTCGCGCAGCAGGTCTAGACCCTCGCGTGGGCATGGGTCATACTCGTGTGCCTGGCTTTGATGGTAAACGTGGTTTTGGTGGCGCATGTCTCCCCAAGGACACGAATGCACTGTTGAGATTCTCTACGGCAAAGAATGAAGAAACTGGCGATGAAGTTTCCTTCGATCTACTTGAGAAAGTACTTGACATCAATACTCGTTATCGTGTACAATATGACCTCGATGATCGTGAAAAGATTAATAATATTACATTCGTAAAATTTGGTGAGGCAAAAGATTAATGAGTATAATGGACAAACTAAAGAAGAACTCTAAGATTAAAGAGACTGAAGTTCTCAGTACGAGTAAATTCTTTACAGCAAAAGATATGATACCGACCGACGTTCCAATGGTGAACGTCGCTTTATCGGGTTCTGTTGATGGGGGTGTGGCGCCAGGTCTAACTGTTCTTGCAGGCCCATCTAAACACTTCAAGACTTCATTCGCATTGTTGATGGCAGGTGCTTACCTGAAAGCGAAGAAAGATGCGGTTATGTTGTTCTATGATTCAGAGTTTGGATCGCCTCAATCATACTTCGAGCAGTTTGGTATTGATACCTCTCGTGTGTTACACACGCCTATCAAACACGTCGAAGACTTGAAGTTTGACTTGATTAGTCAGCTTGAAGAACTAGACCGTGACGACGATGTAATCATTGTCATTGACTCTATTGGTAACCTTGCGTCTAAGAAAGAACTGGACGATGCCTTGAGCGAGAAAGGTGTTGCGGACATGTCACGTGCGAAGGCACTGAAGGGTCTGTTCAGAATGTGTACTCCGTATCTTGCGATGAAGAACATTCCAATGTTGGCAATCAATCACACTTATAAAGAGATTGGTTTGTTTCCGAAAGATGTGGTTAGTGGCGGCACTGGCATCTATTACTCAGCTGATAACATTTGGATTATTGGCCGTCAACAAGAAAAGACTGGCATGGAAATCACTGGTTACAACTTCATCATCAAGGTTGAGAAGTCTCGATATGTGAAAGAACAGTCGAAGATTCCGATTGGCGTATCTTGGGAAGGTGGTGTACAGAAGTGGTCTGGTCTGCTCGAGGTTGCCTTGGCTGGTGGATATGTTATCAAACCAAGTAATGGTTGGTATTCGCGTTGTCATGGCACCGAAGCAGAAGATAAGAAGTTTCGTACCAAGGACACTCTAACCGAAGAATTCTGGGAACCTATCTTTTCTGAAAGTGATTTCAAAGAATTCCTCGCCAAGACCTATAAAATAGGGTATAATAGTCCGATCAACTTAGATGATGTGTTAGAGGAGGCAGTTTGATGAAAGAGCTTGATTTAGATAAACCATGTGAACACATCGACTATACAATGGTTCCGTCGTTTGGTGATGATGGTACCCAATTATGGAAAGTGCAATTATTACGCGCACCTTTTCATGAAACGGTAATCCGTTACGGTAATGTACAGATTGATGGCGGTATTAGTGAAATCCGCTTTAACTTCGAAGTTTTAGAAACGAATGATGCATTGACTTTTAATACTGATAATGAAGAGTTACAAATATTTGCGTCAGAAGTATTAGAAGATATTATTGCGATTGCAGTTAAAGATGGCTGGTTGGGAGCGAAAGACGTACATGATGGAAATAAACCTACAACAAACGATTCTTCGGAATCTGTTGACTAATGATTCTTACACTCGTAAGGTCGCTGCATTTGTAACACCTGAATACTTTGAGGGCGTCTATCGGGCGCTCTTCAAAGAGTTCACTCAATTTATTGCCAAGTTCAATCGTCTTCCGTCCAAGGAAGCTTTCAAGATTGAAATTGATAGTAATGATCGTCTTACTGATGAACAGTATAGACATGCAATGGACATCTTGCCCGATATCTTCACTTACTCTGAAGAGAATTTGGAATGGTTGGTAGAACGTACCGAAAAGTGGTGTCAAGATAGGGCCGTCTTTAATGCGGTCATGGAGTCGATATCTATTATCGATGGCAAACATAAAGAGTTAAGTAAAAACGCTATTCCTGACGTATTGTCGAAGGCATTATCAGTATCATTCGATACTAATATTGGTCACGACTATATTGACAATGCTGATGCGCGTTTCGATTTCTATCACTTAGCTGAAGAACGTTTGCAATTTGACCTAGACTATTTCAATAAGATTACCAAAGGTGGTTTGCCCCGAAAAACACTTAACATCGCTCTTGCGGGTACGGGCGTGGGTAAGTCTCTCTTTATGTGTCATGCTGCAGCGGCCGCTCTTACTCAAGGTAAGAATGTGTTGTACATTACTATGGAAATGTCGGAAGAACGAATTGCTGAACGTATCGATGCTAACTTGTTGAACGTTCCTATCGATCAACTAGAACATCTCAATAAGGAATCTTTTACTAAAAAGGTTAATGCGGTCGGTAGTAAGACCAATGGTAAGTTGATTATTAAAGAGTACCCTACTGGTTCTGCTCACGCGAATCACTTCCGTGCTCTACTGAATGAACTTAAACTGAAGAAGAACTTCAGACCGGATATGATTTATATCGACTATCTCAACATTTGCGCTAGTGCGCGTATGAAGGGTATGGGCGGCGCAATCAACTCGTACAGTTACATTAAGTCTATTGCTGAAGAGTTACGCGGTCTTGCTGTGGAGTTCGATGTACCGGTTATGTCTGCGACCCAAACTACACGAAGTGGTTTTAGCAATGATGATGTTGGGTTGGAGGATACTTCAGAGTCTTTTGGATTGCCTGCAACAGCTGACTTCATGTTTGCACTTATCACTAATGATGAATTGAAAGCGAATAACCAGATACTTGTGAAACAATTGAAGAATCGATATAATGACCTCGGACTCCATCAAAGGTTTGTCGTTGGAGTGGACAGATCGAAGATGCGATTGTACGATGTTGACCAAAATGATTCCCCACTAAATAAAGAAGTGGATCATGGGCCGGCATTTGATAACTCTGCGGCCGGAAAACGAATCTCACAAGAGAAGTTCACTGGTTTCAAACTTTAAGGAAATCCATAATGGATCCATTTTTGCACACGTTCATTGCCGTAGGATCAATTTGTATCGCGTATTACCTAGGGTCTTATCTCGGAGTGAGACGTGGAGTAGAAATCGGCATAATGAGTTCTATAGATCATTTGATGCGTTATGATGTTTTGACTGAAGAGGATTTAAAAACAGCTAATGATAGATTCGAAAGTACCTTTGAAGAAGATGATGATGAATACTAATAACTGGACTGTTCCGGTAATAGAAGTAGACGATGGTGAACTTGCACTAGAGTTTTCTGATGAACTTATGGATGCGATGTCTCTGAGTATAGGAGACACTATCGTTTATAGGAAACTTGGAAAGGATCGATGGGCACTTATTATCGAGAGGCAGAACGATGAGTGAGGTTACGATTCGAAACAAAGCACTGTTGAAAATACTTGATAGTTTCTCGGATGAGATGTTATCAAAACCTTCTTACGATGATGAGAAGTATTGGACTTATCATGAAAGGGAAGATATCTATAAAGGCGATCACTATACTTCGCGAGAATACCTCGACGAATGTCTTTCTAGATTCCCTGAGTTAGTAGGGCCGCCTGACCGTTACTTCGCTCAACCTATCTCTAAGATGGTTCGTGAAGATAAGGAAATGTGGGGAGACTTTATGCAGAAGGTCACGTACGACTTTGCATCCGAACTTGGCGCACACACTTCCGCGTTACTCTCCTATTACCCGCTAGGCGGTTTTGTCGGATGGCATACT